TTTTTTTTTTTTTTTTTTTGTTATTTATTACTATAAAAGGAAAAGAACATTGAATCCCCATAGCGTGTACGTGACACAACTACAGAAAACCTTTCAATAAAAACTTTTATAGCCCTTCTAGCAGGTTGTTCATTATGAATATTTATTTTTATTTTGAATTTATGAACAACAATAACTGCAAAGGATAACACGAATATGAACAAAACATACGAATGTCTAATCAAACGTCCTAGTATACAATAATTAATTATGACTTCTCCATTGGTCTTTTGCCGCCACAACTTCCGTGTAGCCGGTCTTCGCCGGAACTCACTTATTGAATTATTATACCGATTTCAGATGATTAAATATATAAGTATGAAAATACGTTCATACACGTCGAAATTTGATGATGTTTTAACTTTTCGAAGGTTAAAACGATTTTAAGAAAGAAAATTATTTATTAAATGGAAGGAATGGGATTAACAGCAGACAAAAACAAGTTTGCACCAGTGATTGTTGTAGCTGATAAAGTAGTAGTGAATGTTGCCGTAGTTGCATTTGCAATGAAGGTATATCCAGTTCCTGCTGTTAAAGCATTGGAATTTATACAATCATTCACAGTTGTTTTACCTGTGGCTCCTGTAGTAGGAGCTATTGAAAATGCAGCAATGACTGTGCCTACAATACTATAAGTAATTAAATACTCCCCATTTATATTTAGTCCAGTAAAGGTTAAAACCAAACCCACAACAGTGATGTTGTAGGAACCAGTAGTAACAGGAGTCAATCCAAAAGGAACAGTGGCAGATAAACTACCACCACCACCTACAATGACACCAGTACCACTTGGTCCTGAACTATTTAATTGTTGATTTATTAATGTAACGTCATACTCGATCCACAGTTTACCCCAATTCACTGCTGTACCATCCAAGGTACCAACAAACAAATTGGCTATATCATAGGTTTTAATATCAAGGTTAGCTGTTAAGCCACCTGTTCTAATAAAACGGTCTTGACTGAGAATCTTTTGATCGAAAATCATACAATTATCCTTCCAAGCAACATCTTCTTGGGTTCCATGATAAGCAGATGCAATCTGTTCATTTACAGGTGCAGCATCCGCTGCATCATAATCAGGTGTGAGAATAACACTACCAGGTGTATTAGACCCGGTTCTAGTGTAATAACATAAACGCAAATAATTGAATTTATATTTTTCCCAACCCAATGCCTGTGTGGACAACCAAGGAAATGTGCCAGGCAACCCAGGATTAATACTAAAAGTATTTCCTGCTGCTACAGAATAAAGTACTGTACCAACAACTGAACCAATAAGTTCACGATGTATGATACGGGTACGGTCAACACCACTTCTAGAAACACGTGGTTGTCTAGTGGTTTGACCCCTAGCATATGCAGCAGCTACAGCAGTTGATGGTTTAGAACCACCAAACCCTGCCATAGCTTTGCCACCACTACGCTTACCTTTTGCACGTTTTTTCTGTTTTAGTTTACCTTTTGATTTAATAAATTGTTTTTTGGTCATTGGACCATATAAAACTTTTCTTCCAGACATTTTGATTGAAAATTAGATTATAAGAATTTAAAATTATATTAGATACGATTTTATAGTAGTAACACTGTTTTTACCTTGCTGACTACCAGTAGAAAAGGTGTAGCCTCGCATGCTCCACTACCACCTTCATATCCTGAATATAACGCTTCGATATACTCATCACTCTTCCATAACCCAAATATCTCACTCATAGGAATATCTGCTTTTTTTATAAGCAAATTGCCGATTAAGTCTTCCATATATCTCTCATATAAGAAATTAATATAGTCACTTATAATTCTTCGACACAAAATATTACCATATGAATCCAATCTCAATGCATTTGCTCTTAACAAATGAAATCGAACATCATCAATGTTGGCACCATAACACAAAGTACTTAAAACTTTTTGTGTGTCTGGCACTGGTAACCATGTTCTCAAGCCTTGATCATAATCAAACCCTTGAGACAAGAAAGTTACCTCACAAAGAGGCCTACTTTCCCAACATGGTGTTTTGGTTGTAATACCGATATTAGTCCAAACTACTGCAATAGCAGTTGGATTAAACCAGCTTACACACGCATCAGAAACAGTGAATGTATTATCATCACCATTTAAAGCGGCTTCTACTTCTGAAATAAATTCAGAATAGACTGCCTTCTTTCTCAACTGATTACACAAAACTATCCAAGCATAAGCAAATAAACGAAACAAAATTAACGTATTATCTACTATGGTATTACTACTACCACTCGGATTTCCAGTGTGTTTTTGAATGAGTTCACCATTTTCTAAGACAATAACTGAGTGGACAATGCTTTCATACACTGCCTCTAATCTCAATCTATTTTCAGGTGATTTTTCCTCATTAGCCAAAAACGACCAACGTATATCTACCATTCCCATCATCGCCCGCGAGAACAAAGATGAATCATATTGCG